CCATGCACTACATCGTAGGGCAGAAGGTACTTGGAGATAGTCATGAGATTCATCTCATTAAGTTTACCATAGACACAGGGGCCATTAGAATTTATATTATCAACGAAAAGCAGGAGGTAGTTCTCTGGAAGGAGTTCAACTACACTATGCCTGTTGCAATTGAATACAATATAAACTACTAATGCAGTCCCCATTTGATTTTATCGTGAAGCCAATAAATGGTGAGCGATACAACAACACCAAGGATATTGGTGGTATTGAGTTCATTGTCAACACATCAGAAGAGGACCACAAGTTCTCCAACAGATATGCTGAGGTGATCGAGGTGCCCTATGGATACGATGGTCCTGTGCAGCAGGGTGATACTCTATTGGTACACCACAATGCATTCAAGTTCTACAATGACATTAGAGGTAGACGCAAGAGTGGTCGGTCATTTTTTAGAGACGATAAGTTCTTCATTGAGCCTGATCAGTTTTTCATGTACCGTAGAAACGGCACATGGAACACTTATGACAGGTACTGCTTTGTTAAACCTATTCCTGTAATTGAGTCGTATATTAAGAAGCCATTCTCCCATGAACCCCTCATGGGAATTATGCGTTTCCCTAACGAGTACCTCTCAACGCAAGGCGTGAGAGCTGGGGATTTAGTCTGCTTTAAGCCAGACAGTGAGTATGAGTTTGATGTGGATGGAGAGAAGCTGTACAGGATGTATGACCACCAGATAACTATCAAGCTATGAGAGAAATTAAGCTGAAGATAATTGAGGCAGGGCACCAGGCTGTAGAGCAGCTTATTATGGTGGCTAAGGAGGCTATCATCAAGCATGATGATGAGGATGAGCTGTCTGCTGACAGGTTAAAGAATGCCGCAGCGACAAAGAAGTTAGCCATCTTTGATGCGTTTGAGATTTTAAATAGGATAGAGGCTGAGCGTGAAGCTCTTGATATGTTGGATAAGGGAGTGAACAGAACAGAAACCAAACAGGGATTTGCAGAGCGAAGGTCTATATCGAATCGTTAAGGACTACGTCCCTCAGAACGCTTTAAGTAAAAAGAACAGCGGAAGGACATGGATGTACGGCTACAATGAGCAGTACGACATGGTCGTTATATCTAGGACCGGAGAGATAGGTGATATCATAAATATCTCAGGGCTGCATGTGGCCTTACCTAAGGCACCTAAAGATTGTTTCTCAAGGAGCAATAACATCAGGGATCAATACTGGGAGAGGCAGGAGCTACCAAAGGAACTATCAAAGATACAGTCAATCTTCCACTGGAATGAGATGCCTGCTGAGTTTAAGGACAGCTGGGTAGACTACATTGAGTCTGAGTTTAACAGGCGTGAGGATGGCATGTGGTTCATGAACAATGGTGAGCCAACATACATCACAGGATCTCACTACATGTACTTGCAGTGGTCCAGCATTGACGTTGGATACGCAGATTATCGTGAGGCTAACCGCATATTCTTTATATTCTGGGAGGCATGCAGAGCAGACCATAGGTCATTTGGTATGATATACCTAAAGATTAGACGCTCAGGGTTCTCGTTCATGTCATCATCTGAGTGCGTTAACATAGCTACTCTTGCTCGTGACTCTCGTGTTGGCATACTATCTAAGACAGGTGCCGATGCTAAGAAGATGTTCACTGACAAGGTGGTCCCAATAAATAGCAGGCTACCATTCTTCTTCAGACCTATCATGGATGGTATGGACAAGCCAAAGACAGAGCTTGCGTACCGGGTCCCTGCATCTAAGATTACTAAGAAGAACATGTCCACTGTCGGAGACAACGATGTGCTTGGTCTAGATACCACCATTGACTGGAAGAACACTGAGGAGAACTCTTACGATGGTGAGAAGCTACTATTCTTGGCACATGATGAGAGTGCTAAGTGGACTAAGCCAAATAATATTCTCAACAACTGGAGAGTAACTAAGACCTGTCTAAGGGTGGGCAGCAAGATTATTGGAAAGTGCATGATGGGGTCTACATCGAATGCGTTGAGCAAGGGTGGGGACAATTATAAGAAGCTATACGAGGATTCAAATGTATTAACTAGGAATGCGAATGGACAGACTAAGAGTGGTTTATACTCATTGTTTATACCAATGGAGTGGAACATGGAGGGATTCATTGATAGGTACGGCATGCCTGTACTTAGAAAGCCTTCTGCTCCTATACTTGGTGTTGACAACCAGATGATACGTAATGGTGCTATAGACTACTGGGAGGCTGAGGTGGACTCATTGAAGAATGATGCCGATGCACTCAACGAGTTCTATCGCCAGTTCCCTCGCACGGAGAGCCATGCGTTCAGGGATGAGAGTAAGTCATCTATCTTTAACTTAACTAAAATCTATCAGCAGATAGACTACAATGACTCAATGATTGAGGGTCAGATGGTTACACGTGGAGCGTTTCATTGGAAGGATGGAGAGAAGGACAGCAAGGTTATATGGACACCTGACCAGCGTGGCAGGTTCTTAATTAGCTGGGTCCCTCCTACCAACATGCAGAACAATGTGGTGACTAGGAACGGAATGAAGTATCCTGGCAACGAGCACCTTGGCTCATTTGGATGTGACCCATACGATATCTCTGCGGTAGTAGGTGGTCGAGGATCTAATGGTTCACTGCATGGTATGACTAAGTACCACATGGACGATGCTCCTGCGAACCAGTTCTTCTTAGAGTACATTGCTAGACCGCAGACTGCTGAGATATTCTTCGAAGATGTGTTGATGGCCTGTGTGTTCTATGGCATGCCAATGCTTGCAGAAAATAACAAGGCACGTATACTATACCACTTTAAGAACAGGGGTTACAGAGCATTCTCATTGAACAGACCTGATAGGGTGTTGAACAAGCTTAGCAAGACAGAGCGTGAGCTGGGTGGTATACCTAACTCAAGTGAAGAAGTTAAGCAGGCACACGCCTCTGCTATTGAGTCGTACATTGAGAAGTTCATTGGGTTTGATATGGCATCTACCTACAGACCTGCTGATGAGATAGGCACAATGCCATTTATTAGAACGCTTGAGGACTGGGCTAAATTCGATATTAATGACCGAACAAAGCACGATGCATCAATCAGTTCTGGATTAGCTATAATGGCAAATCAAAAACATGTATATTTACCAGATAAAAAAGAGTCGAAAATTAGTGTTAATTTCGCAAAGTACGCTAACACTGGAAATCAAAGTCAAATTATTAGATGAATGGCCTGTCTCTACAGACACATACGAAAAGATTTAAACGTACCATTTTACGTTGGGATAGGTAAAAACTTGAATCGAGCTTACTCAAAGTCTCACAGGAATAATCATTGGTTGTCTATAGTTCAGAAGACCGAATACGATGTTCATATTGTTTTTGATGAGATTGATTACGAATTTGCAAAAGAGAAAGAAAAAGAGTTTATTGATTTGTACAAAAGAAAAGTTGATGGTGGAACTCTTTGCAATATCACTAAGGGTGGAGATGGAGTCCTTGGAATAGTACATAGTGAGGAAGCCAGAAAAAAAATGGGTGAGCCAAATAAAGGTAAGACTATTTCAGAGTGGCATAGAAAAAAAATATCTGAGTTTCATACAGGGAAAGTAGTTTCTGAAGAGACAAAAGAAAAGGTATCTGAAAAAATGTCTGGGGAAAAAAATCACAGATATGGGGTGAATGCTTCTGAAGAGACAAGAAATAAAATGAGTGCTTCTGCAAGAAAAGGAGAGGATAATCATTCTTCTAAATTAATTGCATCAGACATATTAGAAATAAAAAAAATGAGTTCAGAAGGAATGAGCCAAAGAAAAATAGCTTTAAAATTTAATGTTACTAAGACTGCTATTTCTCGTATCATAAAAGGAATTACTTGGAAACACGTATAGAATGAAAGATGTCGTAGTTAATATATCCTCAACTGCATTTCCTAGTCAGTTTGTATCTGATGCTGAGAAAGCATCTCCAGAGTATGGACTACAAGTGGGCCAGAGCATACAATACGAATGGTTCCGAAAAGATGGAAGTCAATGTAGATATTA